CAACCGTAGCTACCCCAGAGTGTACTCGGATATCATCACAGATTAATAAAATTTTCTTCCTTTTATCCTTAGGAAGATGTTTAAAACTTTGATTCATTAATTTTGGTTTTTTTATAATTCGAGATTAGTTTGATTTGATACTTGTTTACGGAAATTTTCATCTGTAAGATACAAAAAAATTGCTCGATCTGCAAGTTTTTGAAAGGAAAACTTACGTTTTACACATTCAATTTTAAAATTCTCAAATAAATCACTTTTAATTTTAACACTAGTTAGTGTCATGTCTTTTGTTGGCATAATCTTTATTAATTTAAAACGTTTATTATACGTATATAAGGATTCTTAAAATTTAATTCCTTCATTACATAATTTTATATCATCTTTATAGGGACAAAAACCACAATTCCATTTACTTGGTGATTTAGGGTAGATAGTTTCTTTATGGTCTCCCCCATTATTAAAACATTCATTTATAAAACTAGTGATTGCTTTATTAGCACGCCCCAATTTAATTCTTCCACTTGGTGGGGTAAATGTTTGTATTCTATATGCTTGGTGGGGAGATTTGATGTTATCATCATCCCAATCTAATACCTTACGTTTTAATATAAAAAATTCAATTTCAATATTATCTAAAGGGATTCCATATTGTTCTGAAAAGTATTGTTTATATAGAAGTAACTGGAATTGTTTATCTTCATTCTTTTTATCTTGGTCTCTCCAACCTCTAGTACTAGTTTTTAAATCAATAATTTTAAACATTTCTGTTTTTTCATTATACATTACCACATCTAAAAACCCAGCATATAATACGTTATTACGCATTTTATCTGGTGCAATTACCAATGGTATTTCGCATCCAACTAAATGCCAACCACGGGTAGTAAAATATTTAGAACGTTTCTTTTTAAACCAGTTTAGAATAGAAATACCATCTTCGTAAAATTCCCTCATTTCTTCAGCTGATGAAAAATGTTCTGAGTTATTTGATTTATATTGCTTATTATATTCGGTTATGAAGTAATTTTGGAAATTGTCTTCTAAATCCAGTAAATCTGCTTTAGTTGCTGATGTTTCATACATAACGGCAAGGTATTCTTGCATTGCCTCATGTATAGCTGTTCCAAATACAGTATGGATGGATGAAGTAAATCTTTTTATCTTATCTTTATATTGTAGTTTCCATCTATGAGGACAAGAACGAAATATATTCATTTGTGAATATGATACATTCTTTTGAAATGCATAATTCACAGGTGATGGTGGGTTTTTTCTAATTTCTTTTACAATACTGGGTATTTTCTTTGCCAATTTGCTTTTATTTGTTCGGTAAATATACAAATGAATTATTGAGTAACCAACTTATCTTTAAGTTCGGCTTTTAATCTTTCAATATATAACGTTGCATCCATTAACTCTTCTTGTAAATGATCTAGCCACTCTTGTAAATTTAAATCTTCACGTTCTAATGTAGTATTATATTTTTTAATACCAGTTTGTGAACGTTGTTCAAATTTAGCTTTTACCAATTGTACGTAGCTATCTTTTTTGGGTTGATCCATTGTTACTTCTATATCTCCTGGGTACATTGTCTTTAAATTAAGTGTATTACTGGTTTTCCAGTATAAATCATCTTCTATTTCTTCAAATTTCTTTATTGAATCACCCATTTACCTGTTGTTTTTCAGTTGTTGTAAAATAATTTTTTAAAGTTGAGATTTTATCATCTGCATCTACAAGAGAAGATAATGCTTCATTGGCGTTATTATAAAAATCACCAGTTGAATGATCACCAATACCCGCAGGATGTTCACTTAATAAATTTAGTGTTAAAATTGCTTTATTTCTTTCGGCAATAGCCTGTGACATTAACATGTCAAATAGTTCCTGTTTCATATAATTGTTTTATTTGGATTATCATTTTATTTCTTACTTCAATATTTTTTTCACCATGGAAAAATAATAAATTTTCTTTTTTAGCAGGTATTTTTAACCAAGGCCTTATATCTCGGGATTTACCTGTAAATTGTAAATTATTATAAATTTCATCTATTATACCCAATGTACCATTAATATATACAAGAGGCAAACCATTATAGAATTCTTTTTCCCAAAGTAATGGATTTAATACAGTTTCTTCATGAAAAGGAGCATAATATGAATTATTTTTTTGAATTATGGGGTGGATACACATCCAATACCATTCTTCTAAAAAATCTATATTATTTTTACCTGCTATAAAGTATCCTGTTTGCCTATATCTTTGGTCTAATCTTTTATACTGATTAAATTTAAATAATTCAGCAATTGGGTATTCTAAGGTGGTACTTAAATCATCCCTGTCCATTGCCCCACCTCTTCCATTATAATGAAGATAATCGTAAATTCCTTCCCCAAAATAGGGGTAAATAGAAGTAGAGTTGTAAAAGTTAAATATATTTTCTACATAAGGAGTGGCAATTGAATCACTATCAATATAAGCTATAACATCAACAAAATTCTCTAAAGCATGTTTTGCTATTAATGGTTTTTGAATTAAAATATTATATATCTCACTACTACCTCGATTTATATAAAAATTATTACCATCTTGGATATAGTTGTTACTATTATTTTCTAAGTTTAAATCCCATTTAATAGTTGTAACACCACTTATATCTATTTTTCGATCTGAATTAATTAAATATACATAAATAGGTAAATTACTATATTGTTTTATAGATAATATAGCTGTGTAAATTATATCAAAATATTTTTCATTAGCATGAAGTATAAATGCTTTATTCATAAAAAAACTTACATTTAGGGTCATTCCAGGGACCTGATTCTAGTAATTTATTTTTATCCCATTGGATATTGTTAGAATATTTTAAGTTATGGTAATCATTTATATCTCCTATAGTAGGTATTTTATTTACAGATAGGGCATAATCATTAAATTTAAAGTCCCCTCCTACTAGTTTATTGCTTAATTTTATTCTGATATTAGGGATATTATAAGCATCAGCGGCTATTAAACCATGTAAACTAGAAGATAAAATATTGCTACATTGGAGTAATTCATCTATAAAATTAAATATACCAGCTGTTATATTAATTATTTTAACTCCCTGGGATTCTAAACAGGTTATTATTTCTAATGATTTAGGGTCTGTAAAATCAATATAATGGGGAATTAAACCATATTTGTATTTAGGATTTGGTTTGGGGTTATATATTTCAGGAAATAATAAAGCGGGGTCACCATAAATTTTAGGTGTTTCTATTCCTCTACTAATTAACTCCTTTCTAGTTAAAGGGCCCCTGACTGAGTATACTTTTAATGGGTTTGATCCTATTTCTCCAGGTGATATACAACCTGTTCCCCATACTATATCATTAGGTTTAGTAAATAACATACTACTACCTATAGCTAGTATTTTTCCATCTTTCCAAACTTGAATACCTTCTTCATCAAAAGCAAATAGGTTTTCTGGGGTTAATTTATTGTTTTTAGAGAAGTATTTTATAATCAAAAAGGATATAACATCACCCCAATTTTTAGAAGGATCTATTTGTAAGGTAGACTTATTATGTTTATATTCTACTTTAATAACTTTTTTATTTCTTTATCTTCAATTCCTAACCGACTTAATATGTTACTAATTTCTTTATTACCTAATAAAGTTAAATAATCTTTTACTTCACGTTTAGATAATTGGTAATAATCTTTTAATAATTCAATTAAATCCTTATTTCGGGGTTTAACTGTAGATTTAACATATTTACTCCACTTATTATTTTTTGGGATATATTCTTTATAAATGGAATATATTTGTTTTTTATTATCAGGTGGTAACTTTTGTACTTCATTAACTATTTCTAAGTAATCAGGATTCATACTAAGTACCCGATGCACAACATAAGAATTCCATTGGTCCCAATCAGCAGTGGAAAAGGACTCAACGGGTGATTTCTTAGTATTGATTTCTTTTACCCAATCAAATACATTCCTCATGTTAAATAAGCTCGTCTGCTAATTCTTCACGTAATTCTTTAGGTACTGAATCTGTTAAAATTTTACCTGTTGTTGGTTC